TCCTCTGTGCTAGATTCTCTAGCACTGAGTGGCCTCTCGGCTAAACAAATGATCCGTGGGGGGGAAGTCATCTTGCAACACGCATGATGAGTTTCTTTACCACTTAACCATTTACAATAGGAGGTCATAATGGCCACTGCATCAATTACCATCCAAGACTCTAGTCTTGCTGATAATACTTTTCTATTACAAGACCAAAGTAAAGGTCTTGTGGAATACGTCGATCCTGATTCATCCTTAGCTTTCCCGCTTGGGTTCAATGTACAACATACATTGAAACCAGCTGGACAGTTAGGAACCGATCGTCATTTGATTAAGTTTTTCAAAACTGTATCAAGTGCCGATTATGGTACAGCAACTGCTGTTGTCTCGATTCAAATCAGCACACCACGTCATGACCTTGTGTCTGACACTGTTATGCTCGATTTGTTTACCTATGCCACAAATTACCTGAAACTCTCAGGTGCTTTTGGTAAGATACTCGACGGTATTACTCCGTAATAGTGATGTAGTGTACTAGTGACCGCTAGAAAGGAATACCTATGCATCGTTCTAAACGATACCCTGCTTCGCAGGAGGAAACCTGTCCCATACACGGGCTAGTAACGAGCATGCTACGTGATATAAGGAGTAAATACCCTATATCACAGCGCTCTCTTAAACCGGTCTATAGTTCACTCAGAACTATTTATCGCGGTTGTTTATATGGTACTGACCTCGATCAAGTTATTGATCTCGTTAATCAGTATGAAATGGATCTTATCCATTGGAGGGGAGCCGGGAATGAAGTATGTCTTCTTGGACATACCTTTGATCCCAGCAACTGTCCTGGTCTCGTTAGGGACCTACGACAGTGTTATCGCCTCTTTTGGAAAAGCTCCACCATTAGACCACATTCCGATGTTAAGTTTGAAGCTTTTAGTAGATTGTCATCCACTAAGCCTCATTCTCTCACGGAATATGATATATCCTCCTTACGGAGCATTATATCTCGGATTCTTGGTGAAGCTCCATTAAACGTTCTGTCGTACTCGGGCCGTCATGGCCCTGGTGCGGTTGCAGAAGCATTCGAGCCCATCGAGAAATGGAAGTTGGAGGATTATTTTCCTCAACTCCAAAAGATCGGTGGTCCCTCTTTGCTATTCTACAACGAACGCCATATGTTACACACACGGAAAGAACTCATCTTCCACCCACATCCGATTACTCGGTATGTGGAGGTCCCAAAGGACCTGAGAAAGAATAGAGTTATATCTTGTGAACCATGCACTATGCAATTCCTCCAACAATCTATCCTACCTCTTTTGATGGATAGAATGGAGAGGGGTTCGCATGGGCATATAAAGTTCTCGTCTCAACGAGATCATACCGACGTAATGCACAAGTTCCTATATGAATGTTCGACAATTGATTTGTCGGATGCTTCAGATATGGTTTCTCGCCGACTCGTTTGGAATTTACTTCCTCATGACTGGCGAAAAATATTGTTCTCATTACGTTCGCGGTTCATTAGTGACGGTAATACTACCGTCCCTATCCGTGCATTCGCTCCTATGGGTAGCGCTTTGTGTTTTCCGATTGAATCACTTGTGCATTATGCACTGGTGGTTCATTTCTCGGAACATCACAATGCCGCTCTCAGTGTATATGGCGACGACATCATTGTTTCAAGACGTAACTTTAATACAGTTATGTCCGGACTCAAGAAGGCGGGCCTTATACCTAACGATAGGAAATGCTGCTCTAATGGTTTCTTTCGAGAAACCTGTGGATCAGACATACTCATTGTTAATGGTGTGAATGGCAACTGGGCCTACAACGTAAACGTTAGCTACTTTCGTGGCAACGTTTTCAAATTGGGTATAAAAGATATACCTAATTTATTAGTTGTGTCCCAGGCTCTGTACTCAACCGGAATGCATAGCACACTTTCGTGTTTTCTGCATTTTGTGTACGCCACTCTTCTCAAGAGACTTCCACGCAGTTTCTCAACTGTGCGGGAGGGCAGCCAATTTCATTGGCCGCCGAGTGACGTGGGTGTATTCAGACCTGCTTCTAGTCGTTGGAATCGTCGATTACAACGCTTGGAGGTGCTAACTCCGCTTTTGTCCATAAAGACAAAGACGATAGCCCCAAATGAATATGAGGGGTTATTAGCATCACAGAAATCTGATGGCATGCGTACAAAGGTTCCTTACAAACCTAGCCGAGGTAAAACTCGTATCAATTGTAAGTGGTTGGCTTCTGATTCTCTAGGATTATCCTTGAGCCTCTAGAGGCATGGGAGGGAG